CTCATTGCTAACATTGGGTCTATCTGACCACCGTTAATCATCTGAGCTGTATCATTGAATATCTTAGCTAAAGCTGGAGAATGTTTAGTTCCACTCTCTTGTATCATCATAGCTGTTGCTTGCATATAACCCGCTGGGTTCATCTGTAACATTGTCTGACCTATCGGACCATTAATGAAAGTCTCTAGTAATAGCTGATTACGTTCCTCAGCATTATTAGTTTGACTTGACACTACTTTTAAATCTACCTCAGAATACTTAATATCTGTGTTAGGATTATTAAGAGGAGTTAATATAATAGCTCCCTCTTTATCTGTCATGTACTCACCTGTCTCAGGGTCAGCTTCAGGAGAGAACACTGGTTGTGTCATAGGCTCTCCAGTTTGAGGGTCTCTATCACCCGTTGGCATTTGAATAGGCTGATTAATGTTGATGTATCTAATACCGTTTATAGGGTCTGATACAGCTATCATTTGACCTGCCGTGTAATATTGCTGAACTAGATTAACTATATCCCATCCAACCATTTTATGTTGGTACTTAATTCTATCTGTTAATACAGATAGCTGACTAGCTGACGATTGTTTCTGCATACCAACTTTACGACCACTATCAGAAGCGAAAGCTTGTCCTAAGAAGCTATCATTAATACCTAGCACCGCTTTGATACGAGTTAAAGCTTCAGAGATTATGCTGTATTGTGCAGCTACATCCTTACTCATGTCTTCAATCTTTATACCAGCTAAATCTGTAACTGTAACTACAGCATTAACAGCATTAAAAGTTTTCTTGAACTCGTCAATATTATCTACAGCGTTAGTTTCTACGAAAGCTTTAGAAGTATTTATGAGCAGTTGTATCTGAACTATAGCTTGATTGATAGCTATTTGTGTCTCAGCTATCTCTCTGAACGCACCATAGTAACCAGCTTTATCTGACTCAAACAGTTTAACTGCTCTATAAGGGAAAGGTGTCTTCTTGAATGTTACAACTTTACGCTCTAACATTGTCTCATTAGACCACACACATTCGTACCATTTCTTCTTGTGTTTAACTACACTGTGTATAACTTGATAATTATTCCACTGTCTGTATCTACCTATAGCTTGGCTGTCATATTCTGACCACCATTCTGCTGTAACATCACCGTTAAGGTCATTGTAATACTCAGTCAATGAAGCTAACTTATCTTTACCCCAATTAGCCTCTATCTGCTCTTCGGGTATCCATTTAAATCTATGTTGAAATCTAGCATCTGACATATCATCTTTGCGAGCCATAGGGTCTATCCTAACTTGCCAACTAGGTATCCTCTCTAGCTCTACCTCATATACAACTCTACCATAATCATCTGTTTTACCAGTATCTTTAACTGTTTCGTAAACTACAGATAGACCTGTAAGTAAGCTATCTAATTGAGTCTTTCTTCTTAATGTTTCGTAATCATTACTATCTTGAATGTACTGAACTACATCATTAACTAATAAAGCTGATGTAGCTGAGTTCATGTGTCTCGGCTCTACACTAATCTGATTAGCTACTGTATCGAAGTAACCTACCATAGCATGAGCTAACATTTTAATAACATTGTAAGTCTCAACTGGTTGACCTCTTGAAGTCAGTACATTACGTTGAGCTGAAGTCCATTGGTTATTATGGTATAGGTCAATCATACGTTTACCCTCTAATATAGAGTTCTCTAACTCATTATTAGAAATTTCGTATGTATCTTTACATAACTTTAATAGGTCTGTGTCCAATTTAGATTGTTTTATAGTTACCGTAGGGAGTTGTCCCGTAGCAGTTATGTTGCTCAAAATAGTCCGCCCATCATGAAACCGTCACTAATTCCAGCTCCTAGCATTTCAGAACCATCCCACATATCTTTAGTGCTTTGTTGTTGTTGTTGCATCTGATTAGAACCTAAGTTAGCTGACATAGTACCTTTACCACCGTAAGCGTTACTTAGATTAGTACCTAAGTTACTACTCATATTAGCTTTATCTTTGTAGCTACCTGATATTAAATTCTGAGCATTAGTTTTCTGAGCACTTCCTGTATTAAGGAAACCTTGCTTCATACTCATAACTTTATCTTCAGCCATAAGGTCAGCTTGAGCTCCACCAGTAGCTTTAGCAAATGCAGCTTCTTTAGCTGTCTGTTGTTTCATACCAGCTGTCTGTAATCCAGTAGCCGCCATTGTCTCATTCATCTGAGCCATCTGCTTATCTATATTCTCGTTTAGGTTAGATTTATATGATGTAGCATATTTAACTGGGTCTAAGTTATTATAGTATTGAGATAAGTTATCTTCTATACCACCAAATGTCTCTTCCCAATCTGTTAGCATATCTTGACCAAAAGCCATCTGCTCATCTAAGCTACCTTGAGCCATACCATACTGAGCTATCATCTCATCTATACCAGTCTGAGAATAAGCTTGAGCTTGAGCATTAGACTGGTTAGCGGCATCTTGAGCTTTACCAGCTTGCTTCTTACTTGATACAGCCTTAGCTCCTCCTACTGCGATAGCAGCTCCAGCACCCATTACTTCTTACCTCTATTTAACTTATACATATTTGCAATCCTTGTATGTCTCTTATCTAGCACAGCTATATGCTCGCTATTTATCTCTGTAACACCTATGATGTCACCATCAGGAAACTCTTTAAATAGTTTAGCATAGAACTCTGCGAGTAATCTAGTTTTTCTATATTCCAATCTTATGTAAACTCTAACACCATGTATTCTAATCAGTGTTGGAGTCATCAGTTCTGTTTCATCTCGAACTTGTATGAAACCTTTGAAGCTATCATCTATAAACAATGTAGTGTTAATGTCGTTAAACATTTTAACTACCTCACTTATGTAAACATTCATATCCGAAATTGCGTGAGCTGGAAATAGCTCTACATACATTTCATGTAGCATAATAGCAATAGTAGGGATATGTTCTTGTTTTGCTTCAATAATCATACTATATATTACCCAAATTTAACTTAAAAGTTTATTAAGTTCTCTTACAACTTGATTAACAATCATTTTTACTTTTTCTATATCATCACTTGGAGTAAGCTCTTTGATAGGCTCAGACAAAGCTTGAATAGCATCTTCGCTACCTATAGCTTGGCTCTGAGCAATACCTAACTTCTCCATAGCTTCTGAAAACTTGTCTTGAATTAACTGCTTAACATAGTTCTGTGTACTCTCTCGCTCTTGTAGCTCAAATTCATTTTCACCCATTATGGTAACTCCCTCGGTTTCCAGCTGTACTGGATACTCTTGATACTACCTATACCCTCTATAACAAAACTGATTGAGTAAGATGTATTATTGTTATTAGGTATACCTATTATAACACCTCTATCTTCTGTGTACTCTATGTTCTCATACACAACAGTCTTAGCTATAGTTGAGATATTAGCTTCTACAGCTACCTCTAAATCACTAAAGATAACTTTGACTTTGAACGCACCTCTAAAGTTTATACGAACTTTATCATACTCTTTTAGTGTACCTATTGTACCATCTACGAACTGTGGACTAACATACACTAATTTAGCTAACTTGTTATCTATACCATTACCTATCTTATTTATACTGTACTCACTACAAAGTAGGAAATCACTACACAGTAGTGGTTTGTCACAGTCTAAAAATATCAGGTCATCTATACCCGAAGATAAGTGCAGTACATCACTAACATTACCTATTGAGTCCATGTTTTCGTACTGTAAATAGTGGAAGCTGTACTTGTTACCTCGTTTGAAGTCCATAACAACTATGTTGTTATCAGGATACTCCGTACTAAGCTCGAAGTGTAGGTAGTACACATTGTTAATTACTGTGCTACTTGTAACATTTCTGTTCTTAATAGCTTCTATCTTGTTAGCTGTTAAGTTCTCTACATCATACCCGTTTGACAAACATATGCCTGTCTCACTGAGCCATATAGCCGCACCTTTGATATAAGCTATAGAAGCCGCAGATATACAACCTATATGATTAGA